CAAAACGAACGCTCGGATAGAGAATAAAAGCAGCAGTAAAAAGCCTGTTGCAAGAGAGATTGAAGTTGTGCCTGAAAACGAAGAACTGACCGAAAACCAGCGGCTTTTCTGCCTGATGTATGTAAAGTACAGAAACAAGGTGAAAGCATATCAGAAAGCATTTCATTGCAGTTATGAATGTGCTTGTGGAAATGCAAGTTCACTATGGAAAAATATTGAAATACAAAAATATATCAACCAGCTTTTGGAAGAATACCGCTCCGGCATCGATATCGAGGTACAGGATTTGTTTCAATGGTATCTGGATATCGCAAGGGCAGACATCAATGATTTTATCTCCATCAAAGATAATGTGATGCAGCTGAAATCGGAAATAGATGGAATGATAGTTACAGAAATCAGCAACACTCAAAATGGTATTAAAGTAAAGCTGTCTGACCGAATGAAGGCTATGGAATGGCTTGGCGAGCATATAGATATTGCTTCTGAAAAACAGCGGGCAGAGCTAGAGCTGTTAAAAGTAAAAAAAGAGGCTCTTAACCATGAAAATGAAGGCACAGAGGATAGACTGGAAAAGTTTTTTGCGGCATTAGAAGATGAGTTGTTAGAAGGTGAAAACCATGATAAGTGAGTTATATACCCCAAAACAGCTTGAAACTTTAAAGTTTGCTATTAATTCTGATTACTTTATGCTAATTAATCATGGCGCAAAGCGTACAGGAAAAACAATTCTTGATAATGATTTGTTCCTTCATGAACTTAGGCGTGTCAAAAAATTGGCTTCTGCCGACGGGATTTCTACCCCGCAGTATATTCTTGCCGGCGCAGACCTTGGGGCGTTAAACAGAAATGTCCTTCTGGAACTAAGTAATAAATACGGGCTGACTTTCCATTTTGATAAATTCAACCGCTTTGATTTATTTGGGGTAAAGGTATGCTGCTTTGGGCACAGTAAAATAAACGACCTTGGAAGAATCCGAGGCATGACCGCTTATGGAGCCTATATCAACGAAGGCACTATGGCAAATCAGATAGTTTTTGATGAAATAAAGGCAAGATGTTCAGGCAGAGGCGCAAGAATGTTGATTGATACAAACCCTGACCACCCGGAACACTGGCTGAAAAAAGATTTTATCGACAAGGCGGATGGGAAGCATATCAAAGAGGTGCATTACAGGCTTGATGATAACACCTTTCTGAGCGAGGAATACAAAGAGAATATGAAAGCAACCACACCGCAGGGCATGTTTTACGACAGGGGAATCGAAGGTCTCTGGTGCATGGGCGAGGGCGCGATATATTCCTGTTTTAATGCGAAGATACATTATATCAGCAGAGAGAAGCTTCGCTCTGTAAATTTCACAAGATATTTTGCAGGCGTTGACTGGGGATATGAGCACTATGGAGCAATTATTCTCATAGGCGTTGACGACAAAGAGAATTACTATCTTATCAAAGAAATAGCAAAGCGTCATGAGGAAATCGACTACTGGCTGGAGGAAGCCCTAAAAATCAAAAAACAATATGGGGATATCCCGTTTTACTGCGATTCCGCAAGACCTGAATATGTGAAGAAATTCCGCAAAAATGGACTCAGGGCAAGGAACGCAAATAAAGCAGTAGTATCAGGTATTGAATCTGTCGCAAAGAAATATAAGGGCAGCAGATTTTTTATTGTCAGCGATGTAGTGAGATTTAAAGAGGAAATTTACATGTATGTATGGAATGAAAAGACAGGGGAACCAGTGAAAGAATTTGACGACGTACAGGATGCCATTCGTTATGCAATATATTCAGACGAAAACAGGACAGATGGAATATCAATCTTAAAATAAAGGTGGTGAGGCAGTGGATATAGAAGCAGTTAAAAGGTTGATAAAAAAATATAAGCAGGCACATGATTCTTTTGTGATTAGGGCAGATACGGCAGAACGTTATTATAAAAATGAAGCAGACGTATTATTTGCAGAAAGAAAAGAGGATGCGGATGAGCAGCCAATGAGAAATGCAGATAACCGAATCCCACGTAATTTTCATGGTCTTATCGTGAACCAGAAAGCAGCATATGCGTTTACAGCACCACCATTGTTTGATGTTGGGAATGTATCAGGCAATAAAAAGATAACTGCTGCCCTTGGAGATGAATATACAAAAAACTGTATGGAGCTGTGTATCAATGCCGCAAATACCGGAGTTGCATGGATTCATTACTGGGAAAGTGAAAGTGGGTTTGAATGGGCTGTTGTGGACAGCAGACAAATTATTCCTGTATTTGATAAAAGTCTGAAACAAAAGTTATTTGGGCTTCTTCGCATATATTTAGATATAGATGATGATACAGGGGATAGATATATCATTTATGAATATTGGACAGATACAGAGTGTCAGGCATTTCACAGAAGGGAATCGGACAGCATTGATACAGGGCTTAGTTTTTATTCCATGTTTACAGACCCAGAAAGCGGAGAGTTGATATCAAGTTATAAACATAATTATGGTCAGGTTCCATTTATTCCGTTCTGGAACAATAATATGCATACAGATGACTTGAAGAATATCAAGCCTTTGATAGATGTATATGATAAGGTGTTCAGCGGTTTTATCAATGATTTAGATGATGTTCAAGAACTGATTTTTGTACTGTCAGGATATGGTGGAACTGATTTGAACGGTTTTCTTCAAGATTTAAAGAAGTATAAGGCAATCAAACTGGATAAAGATGAAGATGGGAAGTCTGGAGTATCTACACTGAATATTGAGATTCCGGTTGAGGCGCGAAACAGTGTGCTGGAAGCGACAAGGAAGGCGATTTTTGAACAGGGGCAGGGCTTTGACCCGCAGCCGGAAAGCTTCGGGAATCAGTCAGGAGAAGCATTGAAATTTATGTATTCTTTGCTGGAAATGAAGACAGGATTAATGGAAACAGAGTTTAAACTTGGCTTTTCAATGTTGGTTCGAGCTATATGCAAGCATTTACGCATTAGCTGCGACACAATTATACAAACATGGACTAGAACCAGTATTAAAAATGATTTAGAACAGGCTCAGATTTGCAGGGATTCTGTTGGTATTATCAGCAGAAAAACAATTTTGAAAAACCACCCATTTGTGGAGGATGCAGAGGCAGAACTGAAGCAACTGGAAAAAGAAGAGAAAGAGCAGCAGGAAAAAGAAAATGAGTATCTTCAGGCTTTTCATGCGGATAGTGAAAAAGAGGAAGAGATAGAAGGCAAAGAGGGCGGCAGTGCCAAAAGTAATTTAGATAATAAGGGTGATTTGGATTGAAAAAGAATAGAAATTACTGGAAAAACCGAATGAAAGCCCTTGAGGATAAAAACTATAAAAAGACTGCAAAATACTGCGAGGATATGCAGAATCAGTTCCGTATGGCACAGAACAGCCTGCAGATGGATATTGAATACTGGTATCAGCGTCTTGCTGACAATAACGGAATCTCCTATGCTGCGGCAAAAAGACTGTTAAAGGCAAATGAGCTGGAAGAATTTCACTGGACAGTAGAGGAATATATCAGGCGTGGAAAGGAAAACGCTCTAAACCAACAATGGATGAAGCAGCTTGAAAATGCTTCAGCAAGAGTGCATATTAATTATTTACAGGCCATAAAATTGCAGCTTGGACAGCACGCAGAACTATTGTATCAAAAATATCATAATGGAGTGATGGACTTTCTTACAAATACATATTCAGACCAATTTTACCATACTGCTTATGAAATTGCAAAAGGAAGCGGTGTGGCGGGAAATCTTGCAGAGATGGATATGAGACGGATAAATCTTGTACTTACGACACCATGGGCGCAGGATGGAAAAAATTTTTCGGACCGTATCTGGCGGAATAAAGATAAGCTGGTCAGGGAACTGCATACAGAACTGACACAATGTATTATCCGTGGAGAAAATCCAGATAAAGCAGCCGGAAGGCTTGCAGATAGTATGAGTGTGAAGGCAAGACAGGCTAGAACGCTTATTTATACAGAAAGCGCCGCGATAGCCATGACAGCGCAAAAGGATTGTTTTGAAGAATTAGGCGTGGAAGAATATGAGATAGTGGAAACATTAGATTCTATTACTTGTGGCTATTGTCAGGATATGGATGGAAAGCATTTTCCGTTGTCTGATTATCAGGTTGGTATTACTGCTCCGCCCTTTCATCCAAACTGCAGAGGGTGTACCTGCCCATATTTTAATGATGAATTTACTGCTGCCGAAAAGAGGTCTGCAAGAAATGGAGAGGGGGATATTTATTATGTTCCTTCGAATATGAACTATAAGGAATGGAAGGCGAAATTTGTTCAGGAAGGATTGGCAGCAGGAGATAAGGAACTTGGAAATATTCCAGAACATAATAAACCAATACAGCTTGGAAATATTGACTTTTCGGATAAAAATATGGTATTATCAAAGTTAGAAGACTATGAAAAACTGATTATGGATAGTTCTGTAGAAAATGCTATTGTTATCAGCAGAGATGGAAATATATGGCAGTGTTTTGGAACATTAAATGGTGTATATCCTGATATGGATTTAGGCAATACTTTAACAGGAGCTTTTGTTACACACAATCATCCTATCAATTCTGCAAATGAGTATTCATTTAGTGATTTGGATATTCAATTATTTATCCAATATAATTTATCTGTACTTCGAGGAATAGATGACAGATATGTTTATGAGCTAACCCGAAATGTGGATGAAGTGGATGAACATATGGATTTTATGGAATTGATACAGTCAGATGGAGAGCATGGAAGGCATGAACATGTGATAGATATAGCGAAAGAGAAAGGTATTGGTTATAGGAGGAGGGAAAGATGAATCATGAGGAAAAAGAAAGAAGAGAAAAAGCCTTCCAAGCTCTGACAGAACAGCAAAAGTCAGAACTGGAACAGGAATATAAGAAATTATGTCAATGGAATGAATCGGAGCGCAGTAAGCTTGAAGAAAGCCTTAAAAAAGAGGGTAAATGGATAGAAAGCGGATTGGATGCCAATCAGCAGTATTATAAAGATATTATTGAGGAATATAAAAAGCGTTTTCGGGCATTGCAAGAAAAATATGGAATTGTTTAGTAATCAGAGAGCTTAAAATAAGCTCTCTTTTTCTATGCCTTTTTCCGCAGGCGTAAAAGAACGAGAAACTACCTGACCGGAGGTATAACCGGAAAATCCCGATACCCAGAGAGTGGGAATAAAAATCTATGGAGGTAAGAAATGGACTGGTTAAAAGAATTATTAGAAAAGGCGGTAATCAAAGACGGGAAATTAGACATAGAAGCGCTTATGAAAAGTGTTTTTGCGGAATTTCCAAAGCACGCAGTTCCAAAGAAGGAGTATAACGATAAGCTGGAGGAATTAAAAACCGCTAATATAACAATTTCAGACCTGAAAAAAGAAAATGGAGACAATGCAGAGCTTCAGAAGAAAGTAGGGGAATATGAAACCGAAATCAAAAATTTGAAAAAATCTGCGGAAGACACAACAAAAATGTACGCCCTGAAAGAACAGTTATCCCAGAGAGGGGTGCTGGACCCTGATTATCTGATTTATAAAAATGGCGGGCTTGAAAAATTTACGTTTAATAAGGAAAATAAGCCTGTGGGAGTAGATGAAATAGTAAAGCCTTATAAGGAAGATGCTGCAATGGCGCATCTTTTCAAACAGGAAACACAAAAACCGTCGTATATCCCAAAAGGCGGGGATAACAGAGGAAATATTAACCCATTTGCAAAGGAAACTTATAACCTTACAAAACAGGGTGAATTATTAAGGACAAACCCTGAACAGGCGAAAGCAATGGCAGCAGCCGCAGGGGTGGCGATTTAAGAAAGAGAGGGAACTAAACTATGTCAATCACAAAAATTACAGATGTCATCGTACCAGAATTGTTTAACCGGTATGTAATTAACCGGACAATGGAATTATCTGCGCTTGTAAACAGCGGGATTATTGTAAACAGTCCAGAGTTTGACCAACTGGCAAGCGAGGCGGCGCGTACACATAACATGCCGTTTTTTGAAGACCTGACAGGAGATTCAGAGGAAACGCTGGAAGATAAAAAAATGACGCCGGCGAAAATCGGCTCGAATAAAGATGTGTCGACTACGATTTTAAGACAGAAGATGTGGGCGGCAACAAATCTGTCTGCTGCCCTTGCAGGAGCAGACCCAATGAAAGCAATCGGAGATTTGGTTGCCGGATTTTGGGCGAGGGATATGCAGAAGGAACTAATTGCCATTCTGGCAGGTATTTTTGGTACTTACACACCAGAAGGCGGAACAGCTACGACACCAATGAAAAGCCATATTTTGGACTTAACCACCCAGACGTCGGCAGCAGCGAAAATTATAAGCGCTTCTGCTTTTATTGATGCCTGCCAGCTTATGGGAGATGCGCAGGGACTTCTTACAGATGTAGCAATGCACAGTGCGACAAAGGCGTATTTAAAAAAGAAAAATTTAATTGAAACAGAAAGAGACTCTACCGATGTGGAATTTGAAATTTATCAGGGCAGAAGGGTGACAGTGGATGATGGATGCCCGGTGGATGAGGATAAAACTTATACCACCTATCTTTTTAGTCAGGGAGCGATTGCGCTTGGAAATGGAAGTCCAGTCGGGCATGTTGCAACAGAAATAGACAGAGACAAACAGACCGGCGGCGGTATTGATTACCTGATTAACAGGAAAGCATATATTCTTCATATGCGCGGAGTTGCTTATACAGGAGCAAACCGGAAACATGTAGAAACGCCTACAAGGGACGAACTGCGTCTTGCCGAGAACTGGAATCCGGTCTATTAATCAAAGCAGCTCAGAGTAGTCGCTTTAAAACATAAAATAGGGTAGGCTATGGACAGGGAGAAATTAAAGAGGTTGCTTGGGATAGAAGATGAAAGCAGGGATTTTGTGGTGGATTTTCTGATAGAAGATGTGGAAGAAACCATAAAAAATTATTGTAATGTGGAAGAACTGCCAGAGGGACTTTTAAACACTGCCTATCGTATGGCAATAGATTTATATAGGAATGAAAATATAGGGCAGGACAGCGCTGCTGTTTCGGTTTCCTCCATTACGGAAGGCGATACTTCCACTTCTTTTAAACAGTATGCAGATGATAATTTTAAAGATACAATATTAAAGAATTACAGCAGGACATTAAACCTTTACCGGAAGGTGGTGTTCTGATGCTGGCAGTAGTAAGAAAAGCGAGAGAAGTACATAAAAAAGCAATTGAGCAGCTCTATGAAGATGTATGTACCGTTTGTGAGTATCAATCAATAAAAAATGAGAAAACCAAACTTACAGAAAAAAGAGAAGTTGTTATTCTGGAAAATCTGCCCTGTAAAATTTCTTTTGAAAATACTGCTGCCACAGCAGGTAAAGAAGGGGCAGCAGAGCAGGAAATATCTGTAAAGCTATTTCTTGCGCCTAATATAAATATAAAGGCAGGAAGCAAAGTGATTGTTATTCATAACGGGGAAACGACAGCTTACAGCAATTCCGGTGTATCTGCAAGGTTTTTCACACATCAAGAAATAGAATTAAAGTTATTTGAGAGGTGGGCATAACATGCGTATGGGAAGATTTGAGTTTCAGGATTTAAGGCGGTTTCAGGAAAAACTAAATAGGCTTGGGGAATCAGAAATCAATGCGTTTGTAGAATCCTGCACGAAAGAGCTGGCCACAAGGCTGCTTAGAATGGTAATAAAAAGGACACCAGTGCGGGGCGGGACACTTCGCAAGGGGTGGACTGGAAGCCGGAAGCAGTCGGCAAAGAATTATGCCGAATCCTTGACTGTGAATCACTTTGGCGATACTTATGTGGTTGAGATTATAAACCCCATAGAGTATGCTTCTTATGTGGAATACGGACACAGAACCGTGAATCATAAAGGCTGGGTACCAGGAAGGTTTATGATGACGATATCCGAGCAGGAATTAAGGCAGATTGCTCCACGGGTTCTGAAAAGGAAGATAAAGGAGTTTCTTGGAGGTGCGTTTCATGATTAATTCTGTCATATATGGAATCAGCGCAGCTCTGGATGCAGAATTTGGCAGCAGTTACAGGATTTATATGGAGGAAATAAAGCAGGACCTTGAGGAACCCTGTTTTTTTATTTCCTGCATCAATCCTTCCAAAAAACTATTTTTGGGAAAGCGTTATTGCAGACAAAACATGTTCTGTATTCAGTATTTTCCAGAAACAGAGAAGGTTCGACAGGAATGTAATGAGGTTATGGAAAGAATGTATAACTGTCTGGAATATATTTTTCTTTCTGATGAAGAGAAGCCCATCCGTGGCACACAGATGAATGGAGAAATTGTAGAAAATGTTTTAAACTTTTTTGTGAATTATGATTTCTTTACTTATAATACAAAGCAGGAAGAGCCTATGGAAGCTATGATAATAAAGAATGATGCGAAGGACGGTGATTTAGATGTCAAATAAAAAAGAAAATTTAGACATAGAAATAGGAACAGCAAAAAGAGAAGAACAAATAGCAAAGCAGCTTGAAACAAAATTTGAAAAGAAGCAATTGCTTATGTCGAAAAAGTATGGGCAGTACAGGGACCTTTTGGATGCCCTACTTGATAATAACAAGCTATACACAACAACAGAGGTTGAAGGATTGATAAGTAATTACAGGAAAGGAATGGTGAAATAAATGGCTTTAGGAGGCGGTAGTTTTACTACACAGAATAAGGAG